CGATCACATTACTTCAAGTACAAGCTCAACGACTTGTTCCGGGGCGACATGCAAGCGCGCTCACAGTTCTACACGCAGATGTTGCAAAACGGCGTGATGAACATTAACGAGGTTCGGGCAACAGAAGAACTGAACCCGACTGCGGGAGGCGACACGCACACAGTCCAGGTAAACCAAATTGCGCTGGACCGCCTAGGCGCATACTCAGACAAAATTTCAAGCGATGACAACGGACAATCACCTACCTAACTACGTCAAGCGCACCTTGCACAACATTAGCAAGCGCAGCGACAAAGCCACGTACATGCAAATTGTGGCCATCTACACCAACACGCCTGGCACTGACCAAGAGCGCGTGGCGGAAGTGCGCAAGTATCTCGATGGCGTAGTTGAGCGCAAGCAACAGAAGAACGCCGACAAGGGCGTGCAATACCGAAAGGCAGAGATGCGCGCCAACGAAGACAACTTGATTGTCGAAGGTTACGCAGCGGTGTTCGACAGCGTTACGGACCTCGGGCCATTTCAAGAGCGCATTGCGCAAGGTGCATTCTCTGACGTACTCAACGACGATGTGCGGTTGCTTATCAATCACGATGGCGTGCCATTGGCTCGGACCAGCAACAACACACTTGAGCTGTCCGAAGACGAGAACGGGTTGTACTATCGGGCGCAGTTGAGCGACACTCAAGCGGGCCGGGATTTGTACACCATGATCAAGCGCGGCGACATCTCGCAAAGCAGTTTTGCATTCACCATCAAGGAAGAAAGCAACGACGCTGACGGCGTGAGAGTTATCGAAAAAGTGCGCCAATTGATTGACGTGTCTCCCGTAACTTACCCAGCATATCAAGCCGCGACAGTTACGGCGCGCGCTGAACAGAAAGAAGAAAATGACTGATCTCCCAATCAAGGACTTGCAGGCTCTGCGGTCCCAATACGTCGACCAGCGCGAAGACGTGAAAAAATCCGCTGAACTCGAAGAGCGCGACTTGTCAGACACTGACGTCGCCGAAATGGAAAGACTCGCTTCCGAAATCCGCAAGGTGGACGTTCAATTGAAGGTCAAGCGCGAAGACGCAAAGATTGCCGAAAGCGCGGTCTTGGCTGGCGAGGGTTCACGCTCAGAGCAGCGCGAGATGGCCCGCATGAACAAGCGGTTCGACTTGGCTGGTGCTGTCCGTGACTTGTCACAAGGCAAGCGCGTGACTGGTGTTGCTGCTGAGTACACCGAGGAAGCCATGCGCGAGGCGCGCGGTTCCAACATGAATATCAAGGGTCAACTCTCTATCCCTGCAAGCGCAATGCGTGCGTTGGGTGACGCTGGTGAGTTTGGCGCCGGTGCTGGTTTAACCAACTCTCCTGGCTTTGTCGGTACTAACGTGACCGCTGGCGTAGCTGCTTTGGCTGCTCCGACCTTGTTTGAGTCAATGGGTGGACGTGTCCTTAACGGACTTACTTCCAACGTGAACGTGCCAATCGTTACCGCAGCCGCAACTATTGCTTCTGCTGCTGAGGGTGCAAACGTTTCAAGCGCAGCTTCTGCTGTTGGCGCGCGTAACTTGACACCAACGCGTTACGGTGCATTTGTCACTGTGACCGAGCAACTCATGATGCAGGGCGGACCTGCTGTTGAACAGCTCATCACCAACGACATGATTACGCAGTTGAATCGTCAAATCGACAAGACTGTGTTTGACACCATCTTTGGAACTGGTGACGGAGACAACACTAACCCAGTGAGCGCCGCGCAAATGATTGTTGGCGAAGCCGCTTTGATTGCTGCGGGTGTTGACTTGCGCAACGTTAAGGTGATTGCCGACGCAACTGCTCACGCTTTGCTTTCCGACGACGCGATTGTTGCAGACGTCAACCCAGCCATCGACCGCACAAGCGCGGGCAACTTTAACGCGTTGGGTTACCCATACGCCGTGACGGACTTGCTGCCAGCTAACGGTGTTGCTGCTGAGGGTTCGCTTGTTATGTTCGACCCAAATCAAGCTGCCGTTCTCGGTCTGTTTGGTGGCCTCGACATTGTTGTGAATCCTTACGCGATGGACTTGAGCCATCAAGTGCGGATTTCTATCCATCGTTACGCCGACGCCGCTGTGCTTCACGCTGGAGCCGCGTACACTTTCCACGACAACGCCTGATTGGTTGTCGTTTACATATTCAGAGAAAGCCCGGCACCACGTCGGGCTTTCTTATTTTTAGGGCATGCAAGTAGAGATTACCGGAAGCGCAGTCGATCAAGACACAATCATTACGGTTGCCGACTTGAAAGCACACATGCGCGTGACCAACACCGCCGAAGACACTTTGATTGCGGCGCTACGTTCGGCGGCGATTAGCTGGGTGGAGGAACATTGTAACATTAAGTTGGGCAGCTACACCGCGCGCGGGTACTTGCCGGGCTTCTACAACTCCTACATTCCTATCGGGCCAGTTACCGCGATCACCGAGGTGAAGTATCAGACGACCGCCACCAAGACTTACGCGGCGCTGTCTCTACTTGACGCAAGCAATTGGTTCTCGGATGAGATTACGCGGCCAGCGCGCATTGCGTTTCGCGACTATCCGCAAACGTATGATTACGCATTAATGCCTGTCGTCGTTTCGTTTACGGCTGGTTACACCACTATGCCCGCGCCAGTGTTGCAGGCCATTCGATTAATTGTCGCGGACTTGTACGAGAACAGGCAAGAAGAGGTTATCGGCGCCATGACTACGCGTTTGAAGTTTGGGCTTGAGGCGTTGCTCAATCCGTTCCGCATTATCTATCAGCCATGAAGAACGCAGGACGCAGAGATAGGTTGATCACGTACCGCCAAGAGACCTTGACGCAAGACGACTATGGACAGCCAACCGTAAGCACCACAACCGATACGGACATGTGGGCGGAAGTAAGGTTTGCGGGCAGCGCTGGCGAGACTATCAAAGCCCACCAGGTATTCCCACAAAGCAAGGTAAACTTCATTGTGCGCCATCCAAACCCAACCGACGCGCCCGGCGGGTTGAGCATGTCGCAAGACGATACAATCGTATTTGAGTCGCGGAAGTACCAGGTGCTAGGCTTTGAAGAAATCGGACGGCGCGACGGCATGCGCATCTTCTGCAAAGAGCAAGGCACGGATGGTAGGTAAAGTTGAAGGTCTTAAAGAGCTGGAGAAACAAATTAGCCGCATCGGACAGTTTCCAAAAGTGATGGCAAAGGAACTGCGCCAAAGCAACAGAAAGATTGGCCAGCTCGCGTCGCGCAAAATGAAGCCGACCATCCCAAGAAGCGGCGAAGATTTTAAGGTGTACAAAGGCTCGGGTGGCAATGGCCGCGCGCGCAAGGGTGAAGGCGTGGTTGTCAAGACTGTACCAAGCGGCACATTGCGGCGCTCAATTGGAGTTCGCAACAGTCGCGGAAGCAGAGTGAACGTATTTGTTGGGCCGCGTAAAGGCGGCGCGGTACGTAACGACGGCTACTTTGCACAATGGACGGAGGACGGCGGTATCGGTGGCCGCAGAAGGTCTGTCGATAGTCCAACCTACAATAAGATTGCGCCCGCTTTGGCACGCTTGCGTCCAATGATGGAGCGTCTAATGATTATGCAATACCGCAAGGTGTTTAACAAGTTCAAACTCTAATGGAGACAGGCAAGGCAATTTATAAGCTGCTCAAAGACAGCAGTGCAGTCGGTGCAATTTGCGCGGATCGCATTTTTCCGGAGCTTGCGCAACAAGACGCCGACGCTCCGTTTGTGGTTTACACTGTGGTGGACACTACGCCCAGCGACACTAAGACAAGCACGTCGAAAGTTGACACGGCGCGCGTGGAGTTGTATTGCGTAGGCGACGACTACGAGACCGTGATGGATTTGGGCATTGCCGTGCGTGGTGCGCTCGACAGGCAGAGCGGAACCATTAGCGGTGTTCAGGTGCAGTCTATCAGCTTTGACGCAAGCGACATCCAGTTTGACAGCGATCAACGCGTCTACGTATTGGAGCAGACTTACAACACGCGCGTGCAACGTACAGGAAGCGCAACAACGCTCACCACGTTTCCGGGCAATAGCTGGACCATTGAAGAGGCAGACGGTACGCCAACGGGCGCGGTCAACAAGGTTATTGTATCCAATGGGTCTTTAACCATTAACGGCAACACCGCCACACTAGACACGGGCGGCAGCAGTAGCGGCGTGACAAGCGTCAACAGCTTGACAGGCACGGTGGAATTGTACGGAACAAACCTCAACGTGCAAAGCGGAGTGGCGCAAACCATTTACGGCAAGTTCCTGAGCATCGACGGCGACTTGACCAACATTCTGCAAATCCTGAAAGGCTCAGCACAAAACGAGCTTGGCGTTTTTAGTGACGTGTCAGACAACACCAAGCCGTCGTTGAAGGTGACAAGTACCAACGCCATTTTGCGTGGCGGTACGGCGACTCTAATCAAGGCAGAGCAGACAAGCCCAGGCACGTTGACGTTTGCGGTTGCTGCTGGCGCAAGCGACACCGAGACAACCGCGTTAAGCATTGCAGGACAAGCCAACGGAAACGTCATTGCCACGTTCCCGCTTGAAGTTCGCTTTTCGGGTTCGGCCAGCTTCTCGAACGCATCGGGAACAATTAGCTTTAGCGGGTCCACGGCTGGCATTGATTACGGCGACCTTGACAATACGCCTACCACGATCACAGCGGGCCAAGCAAGCGCGATTACGGCGAACACCGCGAAGACGGGTATTACTTCCGGCCAAGCGTCAGCCATTACCGCCAACACCGCCAAGACGGGTATAACCTCGGAACAGGCGGACGCAATCGCAGCCAACACTGCGAAGACGGGCATTACTTCGGGACAAGCGAGTGCAATCACAGCGAACACGGCAAAGACAGGTATTACTTCCGGGCAAGCAAGCGCGATCACTGCGAACACAGCCAAGACGGGCATTACGTCAGGACAAGCCAGCGCGATTACGGCAAACACGGCAAAGACAGGTATTACTTCGGGACAAGCCAGCGCAATCACAGCAAACACCGCAAAGACAGGCATTACTTCGGGACAAGCGAGTGCAATCACAGCGAACACGGCAAAGACGACCTTCCCTGGCTTCGGCACATCAGGAGGTACGGCGCTAGAGGGCGACACGGCATTGTTGCAGCTTGGCACAACCAGCTCGACCGCGTTAGCTGGTGACACCACAACCATAACAGCCGGACAAGCGTCAGCCATTACGGCCAACACCGCGAAGACGGGCATCACGTCAGGACAGGCAAGCGCAATAACAGCGAACACGGCAAAGGTTACCTTCCCTGGCTTTGGTACGTCAGCGGGTACGGCGTTAGAAGGTGATACAACCATACCCACGGCTACCTCGCAACTGTCCAACGATTCGGGATTCATAACCGCAGCAAATGAGCTTGACGGGCAGAAGGTTGAGTTTGTCACAAAGACATCTGGGTATAGCAACGGCGACCACGAAGGCAAGGTGTTAAAGTTTGGAAGCGCCACACTGACCGCGCTGGACTTGTATCAATACACGTCGGGCGGATGGGGCGAGACTGACGCCAACGTTAGCGGCAAGGCGGAAGGGTTGATTGCGTTGGCACTAGGTACAAGCGAAGCCACGGACGGTCTGTTGCGTGAGGGCGTCATTCAGTCCACAAACTTCTCAGCATTCACAGCGGGCCAAACCTTGTACGTCAGTGAGACCCAGGGCGACATAACAAACGCGATACCTACGGCGTCGGGTTCTGTGGTGCGGGTCGTTGGGTATGCGTTAGGCAGTAGCCAAATTTACTTTGATCCAAGCGACACATTTATTGAGTTGGCGTAATGGGTGAAGTGTCTAAATTAATTGGTGTAACTCCTACCGAATTTGCTGAGGTTAACGGAGTAGCCAAAGCAAGCATTGCGGACATTAACGGATTCACGTTGCCTTCGACATCATCGCTATTCTTGGATGACTATCCCGGTGCTGTTGCTGCTTACAGCGTGCGCCGTTTAAATTCTGCCTACACAGGTGCATGTATGAGAGTGCGCAGAAGTTCAGATAGCGCAGAAACGGACATTGGATTTGACAGCGGTGGGTACATTGACGTGGCAGCAGTGGCGACGCATTGCGGGTCTAGTATAGGCTACATATCCAAATGGTATGGGCAGGATGCGTCAGGCGGTACGGGTAGCGGAACGGACGCGGTGCAAACTACGTCCAGTCAACAGCCGCGCATTTATAGCGGGAGCGCGGTTTACACTGACGGCGGCAAAGCCTGCGTGTACAACCAAAACGGGCAAAACGGTAGAGTCGGCTTTAAAATATCTAGCAACTTGCGCACTACGAACGGTGCTTCTTCTGTGTTTATTGTGTTCAATGTCGACCAACGTTACACAAGCGGGTTCCAGAACGTTTGGTCTTTATACAAGACGCAACGCGGTGTCGTAGGTCGTACCTCAAGCACAAGCGTTTACGGTGATATTTCTATAAGTGATGCGAAAGGCGTTGCGGGCGATAAGCGTTACCGGAAGTTTACAAACACTACTGAGTTGCTGAGTCAAGCCGTGCATTCTAGTTTGTACGACGGCACCACTGAGGCAAGCGGAAAACCAGTTATAGAGTATCGCGAGAACGGCACAAGTCCAACATCTAGCCCTGGCGGGTCCGGCGGATATAGAGTGCCAGGTTCCGGCGAGAATAGCATTATGTATCGAACCGGAGGAAACACGCAAGGCGTAGACGGAACAATTCAAGAGTTTATCGTATACGACACTTACGAATCAACGGACAGGGCAGATATCGAAACAAACATTCAAACGTACTTCGGCATTACATGAGCGTGGTTTACCTACCTGTAGAACCTCAAAATGGTTTAACCTCTTCGGATCGTGCAGATGCTCTCGACAAGGAGGTGTGGCGATTGGTTAGACCTGCGTCCGTGCAGTTAGCCGATGACACACAATACTTGTATGCGCGCATGATTCACCCGACGACAGGTCAAGTTGCGCTACTAGCAGAGACGACAGACGTGTTGCCTGTACATCCTGATGTGGATTTGACTGACTTGTTGGCCTTGTTGCCCGAAGTGTCACAGGCAGAAAAAGACATGCTGTCCTTTTACATTGACGCTAACCGAGGCCAGACAGTATTGTTTGGCAATCTTATTCCGTCAAGCTCAACGCAGTTGACCACGGAAGAAGCCGACGCCGCAGGTTGGATACCGAACGACGACATTGTTTAGATGTGCGTTGCGATTAGGGCAAACCTCGTAAATTGCCTCTATGGATTTCATCACGGAATACTGGGCCGAGTTGCTCATTGCGCTTCTGGCCTTCGCAAAGGTTGTCGTAAACCTTACGCCAAGCATTAAAGACGACAGGGTCTTCGCTTACGTTGACCTGTTGTTCAACGCGATCATCGCAAACAACACAAAGGAAAAAGAATAATGGCCGGCATTATTAACGGAAGCGTCTACTTACTTAAAATCGGTGGTGCTGCATTGCCAGACCAGACCGAAGGAAGCATTAGCTTGTCTATGGAGACACGCGACACAACCAGCAAAGACAGCAGCGGTTTCCGTGAGCTGTTGGAGTCTACGCGTAGCGGAAGCATCAGCGTTAGTGGTTTGGTTGACGAGGCCACAGGCCAAGCGGTG